AAATGCAGATACAACAGAAAAAATAAATTGTTCTACAATAGGATTAGACAGTTGTTCTCATAATATGGGAGAAACAATACGAGGTCCTACAACAGATCCGTATATGTTTTGTCCTGCTAAAAATATGAGGCCAGATATCTTATATTCTGCAACAGGAGGAGCAACAGGAGGAGCAACAGGAGGAACTGCAGGTGATGGAGAACCCACTTATCTCGAAATATTCCAAGAATACAACAAAATAAATGAATGTAAGCGAATAGAGGCAGTTTTAGGAAAAGATTATTTAGGTTGTAATTACGAAGATCCGTATAATGAATCTTCTTGTGGTTGTCCAGAACGAGGAAATAGTTACGGAGAATATCTGGCCTACACTAAAATAAACTCTACTTTTTGGGAAACACCAGAGGCAACTCCGATGTTTAGATATGCCCTGATGTCTCATCTAGGACTGAATCAAATTAAAATAAAAGTAGACGGATATCGATCTAAGGCAATAAATCTAGGAGATATTATTGAAGTTCAACATTACAATGAAGGAATAAAAAATACTCTAAATTCAGGAATATGGATTATAACTGCAATTTTTTACGAATTTATATCAGAAACTTATTATGCCATGCATCTTACTTTGGCCCGAACTGCGTTGCCTAAACAAACTATAGACGAATAAAAGCTTTATACATATTACAATGCTATTAGACAAAGTAAATTACGTAGATATTCCTTTCTTTTTGACTAAAAATCCGTATACGAACGATTTTAATATAGTAACTGGAGCCAATGCTACAAAACAATCATTGAAAAACATACTATTAACCATTAAAGGAGAACGACAATTTAATCAAGAATTTGGAACAAATTTAAAAATAGAATCTCTTGGGTTTGATAATCCTATTTCACAATACGAGTTTTTACAGTCTCTTAAAACTAGTATTTTACAATTCGAACCAAGAATTACAGATGTAACAGTTTCTTTTAATAACAACAAATTGGTATTTGATGTAAAAGAAATCGATAAAACTAGAGAATCGCAGAAAAATATTCAATTAACAATCATACCATAATAAAATGACAACTACTCCTCCCAATTTAACAAAAATTGATTTTTCTGATATAAAAACATCACTTACAGATTATCTTAAAAATCAAACCACATTTGTAGGTTATAACTTTGAAGGATCTGCAATACAAACTATTATTGATTTGTTGGCCTATAACACATATTATTACGCGTTTTATTCTAACCTGTTGGCAGCAGAAGTGTTTTTGGATTCTGCACAAAGAACAAAATCTATTGTTTCTTTGGTTAAACCATTAGGGTATACTGTTCCTGGATTGAAATCTGCACAAGCAAAAATAAATGTATCTGGATCGGTTCAAGCCTATACATCTTTTCCAGGAATAGCAACAAACGGTTCTGCATTTGCTTTTTATAATCTACAAGCAGGAGGAACTGCCAGTCCTGTAACCATAACAGAAGGAATTCTTGTTGATCGGACAATTTCTTCTGAAATAGATTTAACTAAACAAAAGTATATTATACCTCATTCCAATGTAGACATTAGTACTATTGATGTTACCGTAACACCCGCATCCACATCCACACCAACCACATGGAAAAATGTTAATTATTTTCCAAATGACAATGATACTATTTTTTATATTGAAAGAAACGGAGATCTATTCGAGATACATTTTGGAAAAGAAAATAATTTAGGAAAATCTATTTTAGCTTCTGATACCGTACAAGTTCGATATCTTCGATCTAGTGGTAGTCAAGGAAATGGAATAGTTAGTTTCAGTAATGCCAATGGCCTGGTGGCCTCTGTAGTTAAACAATCTTCCGGCGGAAACGACGAACCAGATTTAGATGTTGTAAAATTCATTGCACCCCGTGTTTTTTCAGGTCAAGATCGAGCAATAACTAAAGGAGATTATGCTGCATTACTGATAAGAGACGATAAATTTACAGATGAGGATTTATTTGTAGTATACGGTGGAAACGAATTAGATCCTCCTAAACCAGGAAGAATATTTGTATCGTATGAGGACATTGGTTCAAATCCGCCTAGCAACGAAGTAATAGAATATTTAAGAAAAAAGAATCCACTTGCATTGATTCCAGAATATGTTATTCCCAAAAAATACACAGTAACTGTGAGTTCAAAAATTGTTTATCGTCCAGGAGTAAATGGCAGTAGAATGGGTGCAATAGAGTCAGAAATTCAATCATTATTTCAAAGTTTATACTCCAATTTCAATTTTTTTAGATTTTCTAGAAAATTTAATTTTTCTGAGTTAAAAGAACTAGTTTTACAGCAATTTTCGTCTGAGGTGTCTTCGTTTGAGTACAACAAGACTACTATTCAAACATCCACCCAACCTCAAAAATTCTCTGAATTTTATTTGGAAAATGCATTAACAGAAAACGGTTCCACGATTCTTAACGTAATGATCAATGGTTCTCCTCACACAGTTCGATTACCTGCAACAATAGAAAGCAAAATTCAACCACTCGAGATATATAACAACAACACCAAAGTAGATCTGGATGTAGGTAGAGTTTTGATGTCTTCTGGATACATCAGATTAAACAAGTTGTGGAGCGATACTCCCAACTTAATTATAACAAACAAATCTTCTGTCATGTTGCCTGTGGTACAATCTCTTATCCGATTTAATCCACTATCTATTGAGAGATAAGGATGAGTATCTTTTTAAGTTATATTCCAAGTGGAACTCCTCCTGATGACTCTCTTGCAACTACAATATCTAACAATTTACTAAAATTAAAAACAGAAATTTTATCCCAAAAATTATGCTGCGAATCTGTTATTGATATAGATCAATTTGTTCCAGAATGGATACAAGAACAAAAAAATCAGAACGCAAATTCTGTAACAGTTTTTGATTTTATTCAAAAATACTACGATTGGTTGTATTGTGCTGATACAGATCGAGGAGGATCTGGATATTTATTAGATATAGATCTGGAAAAAATAACAGATATTGAAGAAGTTTCTGATTCGTTTCGAAGCAAATTGAATTCTATATATTTTCCGTATTTCAAAGAAGACGGTTATGTTCTTCGTCGTAATGGTGGGGCGTTGGGAAGACGATTAGTTTCTGAGTTTACTAGAAGTATCAAAACTAAATTCTTAATCAAAAAAGGATCTCCAGAATCGTGTGATATATTTTTCACTAAACTGTTTGGAACAACAGGATTTAGTATAAACTATTCCAGAGACAGCATAGTAAAGTTAAATGGAGGCTTTTTTGCCGGTCCTAACGGATTCACAGGAAGATCCGAATTAGGTCTTTTAAATAAAAATAGATTACAAAACGGAAGAGAATTTACTGACTATTCGTATGTTGTTAATGCAACAGGAATAACTGCAGCACCAGAATTATTAGAATTATATGAAAATGTTTTACATCCAGCAGGAACAAATTTTTATTTTAATTTTAATTTAACATCGGTAACCGGAGACGGAGGATCTACCACGACCACAACCCTACAACAAATTCCCCTTATACGAAACTATTCTGCGTATAGAATATTAGGAGTATCTTACGGAGAAAATCCTCAATATGAGTTGTTTATTCTGGGTATAACTCGTTACGGTTTAACTGCAAGTTCAGGATGTTCTTTGACTGGAACATTCCGAGCTCCTTCGTATGTATTTCCGTCGTGGAGTATAGGAATGACGGGTCAAACAGGATTCCAAAACATGGAAATACGAGATATGTATATTTTAGATTATCCTATAGGCATATCCCATCCTAATATAAATATTACAACTTGTCCACAATCATGACTAACACTTATCACATTTTAACCGGATATCTTCCTTCTGAATTACAAGGATTATCTGTATTGTCTTCTAAACAAGTCAAAGACCATCCGTTTCATATTTTTCCAATAACTGAAATATACTCTGCAATGAGTATTCCTGAATGGGTACGAGGTTCAGTTTACTCATCTTTTGGAAATTCTTTAGGTACTGCCCATCCGTCGTTGGTTAAATGGTCCAATTACGTATGGATATGTCTTTCTAATAATGTTCAAAATATAAAAGATAGATATAATTCTTCTACTATTCCTCCTAATTCCAACTTTTCAGAAGACGGTTATCAGTGGATTCAAGCATTTCCAGTAGAATTCAGCAGAAGAATCAGTCAATATACTAGAATTCCATCGTTTAGAGCTTTGGAACAAATAGTCGACACTAAATTTGAAAGCTTTTGTAGCGATTCTGGTGCTACTGGTTATTGTTTAATATATAAACCAAATAGCACAGGAACTACTGGTTCTTTAGTAAACGGAAATAATCAAACCGGATTATTAGTAACTTCATGTTCAGACTGTCAACAATTATCATCTACACTGAACACTAAATATTATACAGTATTCTCAGAATCTTTGCCTGCAACTGGGTCTGTTTCTTTAAGTAGTAGAACAGATAAGTTTAATTCTATAATAACAGATTGGCGATATTCAAACAATTTTGAGGTGCAGGCAGCCCAAACTGCACTACAATCCAGTCTTCCAGAAGGAGCAATTTTGGGAGCTTTTATTGATTCCAGTCTGTTGGGAATGCAAATACCTACAGATACAACTATAGGAATATCTAGCG